AAATCGTGAGTTCCAGTTGCTTGAGTTGGGGGAGTAAAATATACAGGAAGGTCAGCTTTAATAAATGCTCTGGATGCAAAAAGTTGAATCTGGTTGGGTGAGCTAAGAACCTTGACATAGTAGTCTTTTTGCTCAAGACCACCGATAGCGGTTGTTCCTGGTCCTGCAGCATAATATATCTGCTCTCCAGTCTTAAAGGGAACTGGATTAGTGAAGGAAATAATACTGTAAGCATTTTCTACACTAGAATAACCCTGCCAGTTTCCTAATGCAAGAGAAGGGTTAATTAGTTTTGCACGAATCTTATCAGTTGTAATTGGGTAGCTAGGAAGAGAACTAGAAGCAACAAATCCCTCTCTCTTTCCACTTTCAGATTCATTCTCTGAAACGATGTATGTATTGTTAACATCAGTGAGGAGTTGTTCTTGACCACCGACTAAAGGAACAACAGTAGAAACTGCTTTCTTCTGCTTTCTTCTTACATCATATAAAGATAATGGATCTAATGTTGGAATCGTTCCAGACAAAGAAATAGTGCTTGTAACTACATTCACTGCAGTTACAACTAAATTATCAGCAATCAGTTCAGTGGTTCCTCTTTTTAAAATTTGAACCCTGTCATTTTTTCTAAGACTGGACTTGTCAATTGTTCCTTCAAGAACAAAGTTAGATCCAGAGAAAGTATCAATGTAATAACGGGCAGATGTATTGTAAATCCAAGAATTGAAGAAAATTTCTTCATAACTCTTGTCATTCTCTGGATTGTCAATATATCTACCTAAGTTCTTTACTCTAATAGAAGAGTTTGCATCTAAGTTTTGAAGAGATTGGTTGCTATTGAATTTGCTAAGCGCACCAGTTACCCTCATTACTACTTGCTTGGATGTATCTCCTTGCTCATACCCATAAACGACATTAGGAGCAGATATCTTGCTATTATCTGGGATGGTGATAGAAACTGCAGGATTTACTCCAAAAAATTGATTAATGCTCTTTGTGGAGTAACTAAGAGTTTGATAATACGAATTTGCAGGATCTCCAATTTTAAGAGAACCGACACTAGAGAATCCAATAGTGGAATCTACTGTAATTACAGTCGCTCCGATACCAATTTCGCCAATATTTCTTGTTCTTCCAGCAACTCTGAATGTTCCGTCAGTCAGAGATCTATCATCAAAACCAGTAAACAGAGAAATTTTGTAATAGTTATCTCTGATGTTAGTGACCTCAGAAATGGGTCCAGAAGCAGCATTATAATTCGAATTATTGGGGTCATTGTCTTGAAACAGAGTTTCTCCAATCAAACCAGCAGGATCACCAGAAATCAGTTCTACAGAGATAGTTTTTCTGCGAACATAATTTGCATATGATGGTTTGATCAGATATTTTTCAAGATCATTGATTTTAGGTTCAATTCCAAATAAAGCTTTGAAGAGAATCTTAAAGGAATCTTCAGTTCCTTTTGCCTCATATAAACTTCTTGCCTCTTTGATAAAATTGTTTACATTAAGATCTGGAGACAGTGTTACTCCTTCCAAACCAGGAGCATACATTGTCTTCAGTTTTTTATAAAATTCCTGAAGGAAAAGAACACTCACATTGACAACAGATGCGCCAGAAGAGTGTGAAGATGCTACAGTTTGTCTCCAGGTTACTGCATTTTCCGAGTAACCAGAAATTCCACTAAATCCTCTAATGCAACCAATAAAAGATGTGCTGGTTTTCTCAGAATATGTAATAATCTCGTTATCAATTCTTAGAAGACCGTTTTGCTGAGGATATCCATCAGTATTGGTAACATTGATGACATCTGCAGAATCTGAAATGTCCGCAGTTAAAGAAGTAGTGCCCCTGATTACATCAGTGGTTAAATTATCTAATTTAATGTACGCATCAATATTTTCAGCAATATCAGAGGGTCCACCCTGATAATCTTGAGAAATATAGTATTGTTTTAAAAATTCTACAAACGCAGGATTCTCTGAAACTGCAAATTCAGGTACAGTTTCACTTACTACTTGGTAAGTCTTGATTCTGGGACTTAAAGGCGAATTTGTCTCGATCATCCTACTGTCTAATTAGCGATCCGTTGGAGTAGCTAGAAGTGACTTGATATCCAACGCCAGAAATTTGCTGACCAGAGGAAATCGTGTCTCTCACGATATTTATCTGAGAGTTTGAGAGGTCTAGACTTAAGTAAATATCCTTAAGTCCAATAATGTCATTAGATTCTGGGAATGCTTGAACCTCGACGGTATCATTGCCCTTTACAGTAGATGTTATTTGGACTGCATTAATAATAATTTCGCCTTTTGTGTAATCTACTGTTCCCGCAGAGTTAATTACAACCTCAGAGTCCCCACCTTCTACTTTGGCAGGTTTAAAGATTGCAATATCACCAAACAGACCATCTCCTCTAGGGATATCGGTCAAATAGACAATTTCATCGCTTCCCTGAATAGTAAATCCAGAAGATTTGACTGTTCCTCCCCCACCTAAGATATGGAACTGATTTCCAAAGCACAATTCATACTGTGCTACTTGATTGATGAGACACTTCATGTCTCTACGCATCTTAACGCGCATAATGTTCGATGTGATCGAAGGATTTGCACGATCTACGATTCTTTGTGCTTCAGAATACTTGAATCTTCCTCCAAATTTGTTCAAATTAGTAGATCCGCCATATTCTGTCAATGCTTGAATAATTTGTGCCTTTAATTCATTAGCATCGTCAAAAATGCTATTATTGTAATAGACAGAACTATCAAGTTCAACATATAGCAGCTTCAAATCTTCGATTCTTTGATTGATCCCTGCAATTGAGTAACTTTTTAGTTTGGTTAAGATATTCTGCTTGGTGAAGTCAGACAAATATGTACCATTTCTGGGTTTGATGCTCAAAACAACAGTTCCAAACTCGGGAGGATCTAATTCTTCTCCACCAACAACAGAAATTGACTCAGTGTTCGGATAAATCGACTGTACGATCGCTTCGTAATCGCGTGGTGTGACCGCTCTGTTCTGCGCTGAGTACATTCTAGGGGCAAAGTACCTAACAGAGTCAATAGACTCAATATCAGACCCATTACGGGCGCTCTGAGAGGTCGTTACAGTCGCTAGTTGATACGGTGCAAGACTTGTTCCAGCATCGTTAACGATATTTCCTGAAAATGCGAAATTTTTGCCTTCATTTCCTTCTTTACCATCAGTTATGATGTAAGAAATGCTGATAGTATCACCAACCTCTAATTTTGTACCAAAAAGTCCATCACCAAACAGCAATTCATAAGTTTCATTTGCTGCTTCTTGGATTAAGTAGATATTTGAGTTGCCAGTTATGTTGATAATGTTATCTACCTTCGAAAAAGCAAGTCCAGCAGATGCTCCAGACTTTCTAACAGTAACTCTAAGGGTATCAATGTCAACAAAAGAGTTTTCGATCAAAAATCTTTGATCAGTGCTACCATTTACAGTCCACTGTTTAGTTAAATATGTGCCTTGATAGACAGTTAGACCAGAAAATGTGGCAGTTCTCTTAGGATTTGCTCCAGCAACCTCTCCAGCATCAATCGGACTGCTTACGGTCACATCTTCTGGAATCGAAAACACATAAGAAGTGTTATTTACGGACCCAACAGCAACTAATCCGCTCTTGAGAGTTACTGTAGTAGAGTTTCCTTGGAATTTAAAGTCAAAATCAATGATCGCTTCCGCAGCTTTGCGCGATCTGGGTACATATCCAATATTTCTTGCTAAAGATACGACATTTTCTCTCAAAGTTGCGGAATCCAAGAAGGATTCGTTGGCAACCATGTTGCTATTGAATGCCGTAATGTAAGTATTATATGCTAAAGTGTCCAGCAAGATCGACATATTCGATCCTTCGAAGTCAAAATCAGAAAAATCTGAGTTTGCTCTTAGGTAATCTTTGATCGACTGCTTAATCTGGTCGAAATCTAGGTTTGTGTACTTGAAAGAGGGCATTTTTTTACCTAGTTGACTCTAAAATAAACTCAAATTCTTGACTATCAAAGCTTTCGCCAACGATATCGTAAGAAATTCTTATTTCAAAAGAATTATCGTCTGGACTTGGGTTGACTTGAACACGAGTGTTTGCTATTCTTCCCTCAAATCCTTTCAAAACATCAACAATTTGCTGAGAAATTACTCCTGCGGAACCATAATCTACAAAATCAAAGAGAGAACGAGTCACATCCGTCCCAACATTGGACGCAAATGGTCGTTCTCCTACAATTGTTTGCACTAAATTCCTAACAGCACGCTTAATCGCCTTCTCATTCTTGAGAACAGGCAGATCTCCTGTAACAGGATGCGCTTTAAAGGACAAATCAATGTCCTTAAAAGCCCGTGAGTTAGTCTCAGCCATGAATTGGCACTATATATCGAGATTATTTATACCTTCTTTCCGTAGCTTGGTTCGGTTCCATACTCCCAATCATCGTAATCCTCGTCATTACGAATCTGTTCGTGGAGTAAAGTCTGTCTTTTTAGATCATGCTTATGATCTCCGACCACTTCTCTTAAAATTCTATCCGATTTTGGGTCTGAAATGAGATATTCAGTACCAAAATCTTCCCTCATCATATCACGATTATGGTCGGGAACAGGATGATTAGACATTTTGCCCTCCAAAAGTTCGTTTCCAGAACTTTTAAAGGGGTTGCTATCCCTAAAATTATTTAGTCTGCGTATATACAGCGGACATCACATGGGTTTTGACCGCAATTTGGACATACTTTCTTGACAATTGGTTCAGTAATGTCGTCAGGAATGTCTGGATACATTGAATTTAGGTAATCTTGTTGGATTTCTTCTTCTGTTTTCCAGAAATACTCGTCGTTATCACCTAGTCTACCCCATCTGACACCATTTTCAACTTGGAAATAGTGTGTACTCACCTTAAAATCAGGGACGAGCGGCGTTTCGGGGGTAATAGAGAGGTCAAAGATCCTTGTTCTATTGTTTGGATAGAGGCAAAACTGCCCATTTTCCAGTTCAATGCAATTATGTGACTTATGTTCGTCAGGAATTTCGCTTACATTTGTATTTGTAGTATCTCCGTCAGGATGAAAGTTGTCTAATGTGAACTTGTATGCCC